CTCTAAAGCATCTTTAATATAAGCAATAGCTCTACCAGTTTCATTTATATCAGCTCTTTCCATAACCTCTAATACCTTCATCTCTTACCTCCACTTGGCTGTTGTGCCTGTTGCTGGGAGCCAAAGGCAAAGGCCTGATCATATTCAGCTTTAAGTTCCTGATACCTTTTATCATACCACTGATACTCCTGCCCTAGATTAGCAAGCCTTGACTGTACTTCTGCCAAGTAACCATTAGAAACTGCTACCTTTGTCTGTACTTCAGTGGCAAATCCTTGAGCTGCAGCAATATATCCTTGTGCAACTGCAACCTGAGTACTAACTTGCTGTGTTCTTGCTGTTACTTCTCCTACAAAACCCTGTGCTTCACCTAACGCTGTCTGAGCTTCCTTTATAAAATTGCTTCCTGCATTGCTATAACCCTGTGCAGTCTGTAAATAACCCTGTGCTAACTCCACATCTTCTGCATCATAAGTATCATTAGCAAGTTTAACCTCTATTGCTACTTTATCAAACTCATCACTACCTTCTCCTACTGCAGAATTTACTCTCTCTAATGCTGTAGTAATAGCTCCAACTGCTGTATCTATATCTACATCAACTAATGTGACTGCTTCTGCAAGTTCTGTTACTGCTGAATCAACATTAGTATTAATAGAATCTATTACTGCTTGAGTCTCATCTAATTCTGTATTTGTAGCAGTAAAGGCAGTTGATATATCTGTATCAGAATGAAGACCTGCCATAGAATTTTGTAATGCTCTCATTGCAGCATATTTAGATACCAGATATTCATATTCATCTGGAAAGCCATAAGATACAGTTTCTGCAAAACCACCAGTTGTCTCTACTGCTCCATAGTTAGTTGAATCAATTCCTTCTAATGTAAAACTGTTAACATCAGGAGTTGTGGCTACTTGAGTTATAAGACCATTTAATTCAGTCATTTCAGTAAAATTAGATAAACTTATTGTATCACCAACTACAAAACCATGAGATGTAGCAGTAAGTACACATGGATCTGCCTTTGTTGTAGAAGATACTGTTACAGAACTATAACTAGTTCCTATAGAAGTATCACCAAATGCAACAGTAGGATAGGTAACATAAGATACTACACCTTTATTAGTAGTAGCATTGGAAGGAGCAGGAACAATATATAACTTGCCATCAAGTATATAATATCCTGGATTATAATTTGATCTATAATGAAGAGAATCTACATTAGTAGCTTTATATCTTAAAGCAGAAGAAATCTTAGTTGCAGGATATAAATTGGCTGCAGCAGTACCATCTGCCCTAACTACACTTAATGGAAAGCCACTATCTATTGCTACTCCACTATTATCTGAATCAGTTGCAGAAGTACTGAATAAAGCCATTTTATCAGAAGCAACCTTAGATAGTCTGTTAATGACATCTTTAGCTCCATCTGTTAAGAATTGAGTTAATTCTGATTGGGTGGGATTGGAAGAATTAGAAGCAATAGCTATCCCTGTTAATGCTTCAACCTGTACTTCAAATGTATCTGCCAAATTTCCTCCTCTCTAAGCCTTGACTAAGCGTGAATGAGACTGTATTTGTAAGATAGGGAGGGTTGCCCCTCCCATATCTATGTTATTTTATTAAACAGTGAATCCAGCTGATGCATGTTGACACTGTCCTGATACATACCAATTAGTACCATCACTAACCATATGTAACCAATCACCTGCAGCACAACTAGTACCCATAGTGACAGTAGTTACATTCGCGAGATTAGTTGAATCATTGTCATCAGTAAACACACCTTGCATTACACCACTTTCTGCATTTATAGTACTTGCAGCAGTAGAATCTGTAACAATAAACTTATAAGATGCACCTGCAGTTGCAGCTGGCAAATTAATAGTTCTTGCTACAGTAGAGTGAACAAGATATGTTTTCCCACTATCACCTATTTCTAGATTATGAGTAGATGCACTTGAAGAGTCCATTTTAAAGACATATTCTCCATCTTGAAAATTAGCTCTTCCACCAGATTTACTTCCATTTCCATCAGCCATTATCTACCTCCTATTTCAAGTTGATACCACCAGTATTAGCTGCAAGACCATCTAAGATGTCATGAGCAATAAAGGCAGTGCCAGCTGTTGATGAGATACAGGTTATTGAAAACCTAGAACCAATAATAGCATTTGCATCAAATCCACATGAATCATTAGCATCTGAAGCAGCAACATTATCACCGTCACCTTTAGGTACAGCTCCTAGGATCTTTTCAGAACCATTAGTTGTAACATCAAAGTCCTGACCTGCAGTAGCAGTCATTACAAATGTCCATGTACATCCTACAGCATCAGCGCAAGCAGGTAATTCAAGAGTATGTGTTCCACCTGTTAATGCAGGGACTAATACTATTAGTCCTGAATTAGCTGGAGTTAAATCCACATCAGTCGCAGGAACAGCACCACCTGAAGACCCTATATCGGTCACAGTATCAGTAGGTCTCATTTGCCCTTGAAAAGTAAACCCTGAACCACTTGATGCTAGGCTTGTATTAACTGTTACAGAGTCATCTCTAGAATTATCATACTTATTTTGTCCATACATTGGATTAGCCATTACATACCTCCTTTAAGACCAGTAAGCATGGCACTCAGGCATCTGCCATTCCATACCAGCTTCAGTTAAGATTAAATCAACTCTACGATCTACACCACTGTTTTCTAAGGTTTGCACCCCAACATATACAGAAGTGTCTCTGTTTACTCCATTGCCAACTAATGGTCTATAGTTACAATACTTCATGTTTACACCAAGCATTTTAACAGGAGAACCATCTAAGTGAATATTTCTTACAACATTCATATCACCATAAACTGAAGATATTTTAGTTGTATCCAGTCCTAAGACTTTCTTTCTACCCACTACTGCCAGATCAGCACTGAAATTAGATGATAATTCTAGATTATTTCTGAAGTATCCACTCAACTTATGCAACCAGTTGTATACTGCTGTTGAACAGAAGAATACAGTGGCATTTGCATTATTGTATCTAGGATCTAAGAAATTAGATAAATCATCCAAAAAATCATCAGCTGTCTTTGATGTAGTATCTAATGAAAAGACATTACCATAACTGGAAATGAAATCAACTGCACCCTGGGTATACTGAATATTATTCTGTGACCCCTGAGAACCAAACAGTAAAGACTGCTCAATATCCCATTTATGTGCAATTAGCTTTTCTTTCCAGACTCTGGCCCACTCATTAGGCTCATACTTAAGAACTGTTGCTCTTGCAGTATTAGTCATTGCCATTGAAGTTTTCCAGATTTGAGTCAAACCAAATCCAGTACTATATGGCTGATCTTTCCATGTTTCAGGATAACCAGATCCCTCTTCATGTGCTGACCCTACTACATAAGATCTGAAGTCTTCAAGACCAATGGCATTAGCTGCATCTGCACCACTGATACTGATATTATATACATCATCACCAGCTGCTGCTGCAGAATTAACACCAGCAATTACATCATGACCAGCAGTCTTAGTTTTAACTACTGTTCCCTGTATAATTGCAGCTTCACCTTGAGTATGTGCTGTTGGTGGCTCAGTTGCTTCATCTTGAAGTGTTACAGCATCTATCCTTACTAAAGCATAGGATGCTGTTTTCATTGTTGCTGTAAGTGCACCTGAAGCATTACCAAAATTAATCCTGATCATTTGACCTGGAAGATAAAATCCTGGCTGTGTTCCATTTGCACCCAACACTATTTTATTTGTTGTCTGCCCATAAACATTCTGAACATTACCACTGTTTTTATAATCTGCCATCATTTTGACATAAACAGTATTACCAGCTGTTTCATATTTATCAAGCTGAGTATCAATAGAAGTTCCATCTAATGTTTCTACCCAAGTAGAATTATCATTACTGAAAGCTATGGGATAAGCATATCTCTTATGCCAACTACCTCTTTTTTCAGTAAATTTAAAAGATGGATCATCAGTTGATTTCTTTGATACTTTAGAAACAAACCTAAAGAATGGATCCTGAGCAATAGACAACTCACTGACTTTGCTGCCAAAGTTAAACTTCCGTCTAAGATCACCAGTATCTTTACTGGTACCATCAGACCAAGTTCCTACATCTGCAACATCAAAATCAGTACTAGGGGTTATCGCACTAATATAATCGGCCATAACTGTCTCCTATCTATTATTTGTTGTTAAAATTAAAGTTCAGTTATGGACTGGGCCCATCAACTAAACAAGTCCTCAGCACTTTCATCCAGACCTTTCAAAACATTAAAGACTTTGTCATCTGGAGTTAAAGTTGCTCCTCCTGGACTATTGGCATTACTGGCACTTTGAGGAATGTCCCTGACATTCTTCATTTGATTTAACATATCAGCTTTGGTATTATCTGCTACATTCTTTGATACTTGATCCCTGTTTAATAAGAAATAAATATCATCCAATGTTAATGTATGTTGATCTGCAGCCTCCCTCATTTGAACAAATTCAGCCTCAGACATACCAGCTCTTTTCATAAAGTCCCTGGCCTCTAACTGCTGAGATAAAACTTGCTCTTCCTGAGTGAATCTCTGCTTCTCTTGATTAACTATAGCTTGAGCCTGCTGTCCTGCAGTTATAGCTATATGTTCATTCATTACCTTAGCAGAATCAGAATTTGGATCTGACATAGCTTCATGTGCATCAAATACAAAGTCTTCTCCATACTGTTCTGTCAAAGATCTGGACTTCCCATTCAGGCTGTCCCTAAGTGCCTGCACTGAGTCAGGATTGTTTTTAAGATGCTCAATTAAAGGTTTGAATTTTGACATCTCTTGCAAAGAGTCATTTTCTGTCTTTAATCTCTGAGCTTCTCTACTGGAATCACCATACCTCTTCTCTAAAGTTTCAGCCTTAATCTTCCAGTCTACCTTGTTCTCATTGCCAGTGTCTGCAGTGTCAGCTTGCTGAGTTTCCTGCTCTGTTTCTGGTTGTGAAACAGCATCTGATCCCTCTGTTACAATGTTATTTACAGATGCTTCTAAATTGTCAAAAAAGTCATCAGTGTCATCTACTTCAGAAGTTTCATCACCTTCCAATACTTCTTCTATATCTGAGTTACTGGTTTTTTCTATAGACATATTTCTCCTTTTAATATATTATGTGTTACTATTTTTCTGCAAATCTTTATTAAAGTTTTTTAATAAGTCCTGCAGTTCCTTCTTTTTGTAATGAGCATCACTACTCATGTTACCTCTTAGAAGTTTTTGTTGTGCCTCAGTTTCATAGTACTCTCTTTGAGATTTAGACTTAATATCTTCCTTCTTCTTATTGACTTCCATTTCAGCCTGCATAATCTTACCCTTAATACCTGCCTGAACTAGCTGTCTTTCTAATGTCTCAATAGTACCTTCTTTGTCTTTAACAGTTTCTTCCATTTGTTTAATCTGAGACTGTAATTGACTTAACATACTGAGTCTTTCTGCAATTCTTTCCTTGTTCCTGATATCAGTTTCTGCAAGAACTGCTTCATTATCAATAACCCCAGCATTAAGAAGTTCCTTTAATTCTGATAAATAAGCCCATCTATTTACTGGAAGTGTGGATCCTGATACTATTCTAATATCAAACTTTGCAGCCTCATAATTATTCCACTTGCCAATGGCCTTACCCAAGTCATTGTATAATGGTTTATTAATCTCTACTTCCTTCTCTTCCTGCAATGCAGAAGGTTGAACTATTCTAAATACCTTATGTGCTGTATACACAGACTGAGAGAATTGTTTAACAATCTCCCCTAAATGTTTCAATGATGGTTCAATAGAATGTTTTAACCAATACTTCACCCTTCTGGTACCATACTCATCCATAGCCAACATACCTCTATATGGCATATCCTGAGTTGCCTTAGTATCACCCTGTTGAGCTGAATAGATACCAGCCAGATACTCCATGTCCTGTTTACCTTCATTAACAATGCCAAAGAAAGCATTAGATAGTTGAGCTGGCATAACTGGAGTAGGAGGTTCATAACCATGATTAACAGGTAATAATGCACCAGGGGAAGATGAATATCTCTCCCATATATCTGCATCTATACTACCTTCATAGTACATATATCTTAAAGAAGATCCTAAAGATGCATTATGTACCATTAATTGATGTGCCTTATTTAATTCCTGTTGTTTCCCTACTAATGGAGATACAGCTGAAATAGGATAAGGAGTCCCAATCCATTTATAATGAATAGGTACTAAAGGATAATCTTTTATCTTCTCTGGAAGTATTTTTTCAAACAAGAATTGATCCCCAGCCATACAAGACAATTTGATCCTGTCATCAAAGAACTTGACTGAATCAATAACCTTTGCAGCAAAGACATCATTCTTCATCATTATCTTATATTCCTTCTCAGTAACAACCTTGTTCTCTGTCTTAGACATTTGTTCCTGTATCTGAGTAGAAAATTCAATCCTTGCAGTCTCAATCTGATTCTTCATCATCTCTTGAGCTTTTTCCATCTCTAGCTGAAATCTTTCTGGAAGCATTTGTTCAGCTTGAACTGCAGATTCCATTTGTTTCTGTTGTTCCATTAAGCCAACTTGCATTTCCTTTTGCATTTCAGCTATTTTAATATCTACATGTTTCTTAGCTTGCATTAATTGTTCCTGGGTTAGAGGAACTTTATAGAAAACATTCATGTAAGG